TGATGTGCAACTCAAATCCTGGTTCAACTACAATGATCTTATCAGCCGGTTTGATTTCCTTGCCTTCCAATAATGGACCGAAATTGCTTACACGTTTTACCAAGCCGGTAGACAAAATTTGCCTTACTGTTGTGTGATCATTTGGTTGATACACTTGACCGTTCTTATAGACTCTCATTTTAGTAGATTTTATATCCTTTGAAATATTCTTTACCCTTAGCAAACTCGTACACCTTAGTTGGATGCATATCCTTGAGCAAGTCCAACACATCCTGAACCTGATAATCGCCGGTTACTTCCATTGTATCGCCGACGAACTTGATTCCGTATCCTTTGGGAGCAGCAACCAGAATTTGGGTTGCTTTGAGCATCGACAGTTTAGTTTCTGGAATAAGCTTCATAACTTCAGTTTAATTCGAGTGAGTAAATAGTGTCCACCAAAATCTCGAACCGACATTCTTCAACACTTTCCAAATCTGCGGAACATACAAGTCCGCCATCTACATCGGCCCAACCGGCTCTTGTTATCGCTTCTTCGTGAATTGCGAAGGGGATTTCGATTTTAGTATTCTTTTTCATAAGGCAAAGTTACGTCCTAAAACACTCCATACAAAATAATTCGATATGAATTTTAAAAAAAGCGTAAAACTACGTGTATATATTAGTATTTTTTGATATATTTGCCCAGGAGTCCAGCACCGGATTATTTCCCGGCTTGTAGTTTACTATTACCACCGCTAACAGGATGTTAGCAGAGCAGCCAAAACAATCCGATTTTACGCTGCTTGGGCCATTAAAAAAGTATCGGTGTAGATTGCATAACGGGTTGCGTCGCAAAGATGATCCCATCCGACATCGTCCGGTTTGTTTAACATTATTAACTTACCGGTGATCATGTCGTCTCCTTCAAGGAATCTATAAGTCGTCAATTCTTTTTCGAAGTTGCTCATAGACGGATCAATCTCGCACTTGCTATTACTAAAATACCAAACTTCTTTCTCCCTAACTTTAGCAATACCGGCTTTAACACTGCCGGGACCTTTGATTGCTGGATACACTGGAAGACCACGCATCCGCAATTGATTAATCATATCGGGATCCGCTTCACTATACAACATATGATCTTCAGTGAATCCATTCGCATACAATACTTCCCAGATCTCCTCGTCAGACATTCCAGGTTTGTATGCGCATTCTTTAACAAAGTAAACGTCTCCCCTAATAATTATCATTACTATTGCAGTGGGATCATTAGTGTAACCATAGTCAATTCCCCAAATGATCCTATCAGTAGGCAACACCTCAATCCATTTAGGCATCTTCTTGAAATGACCGAAGATCAATCCACGTACATTACCGGTCATGCCTCTACTGTACACCGCAAACATATCTTTATCCGAGATCTTCTCATAACGTTCGTGTTCCCTTGCAGTGAGAAACGGATTATGTTGATGCCATGTCCTATAGAACTGCACATAGCCTTTGTATTGTTCATCTTGGCTATCACCTGGAATCACTTTATCATGTACCCAGAAACGTGATGTAGGATTGTAGTCTACAATGGTCTGAACACGGGTCTTACGTTGTAACTGCCAGAACATCATAAACGGGAAACCATTAACTTCATTCATGAATAAGAAATCCCTTTCACTACCTCGTGCATCCTGCTCATCTCTGAAGCTTTTGAATTCCAATTGGCCACCTAACTTCCAATGATACGTGTTTGTTGATGCATTGAACTTCTTAACATAGCGTGCAATGTCTTTATCGCAAAGTACATAACGTTCAAAGTCCCTCATTGGGCCACCTTTTAAGTTGGGCAAATCCACACCAGTCACGGTCGTTAGTATCTTACCGGGAATAGTCATGTGATTAATAGCAAGCTTCTGTAGGGAGCTGATCGTCTTCGTGCTATCCCCTCCGCCTTGCAAGACTATGATTTCCTTCTTACATTGAAGTAACTTAGGCAGTAAACATGAGTATTTCATTCTATGAACATTACGATTAATACAAACATTTCAATGAAGCAAAATATAAATGCAGCAACCAATATACGACCCAAGCTAAATGTAGGCAACATAATTATATAACACAAGCATGCGACAAGGAATGTTAAGAATAAGAACGTCACGAGTCTATATATTTTGAATTTCATTTCACATCTTTTAACCGGCTATACACCGGAGTTAAGTGGTATTGGTTTTGCGTCTCGTCGTATTTAAAATCAATGTGATCAAAATACCATCCCGGATTAGCCCTAATGTACTGTTCAATGGTATCTCGAAGTTGCTTCTTAACCAACATAGCATAATCATCAATTATTAAATCAGCTTTGGCGAGACGCTTCATCTCTTCAATCTGTGTGATCATAGCGGATAAACATTTAATGTTCCACCCTTAATAAATGAACGTTTGCTCTTACATGAAGTAAACGACACTTGCTTTTTACTGGTTTGTTCAGCATCTTTACGATACAATGCAGCTTTGGGCCGTTTGCTAATGGTGAACATCTGATTGTCCTTTAAGGACTGTAGTTTGACTGGTTTCATAATCTTACGTTTTATTTTAATTATGGATTTAAGAATACGATATACTTTATTTGCAGCCTCGTTGATCTCAACAATAAACAATGCTTGATGATCATGCATATTACTTCTTTTTAGAATTAATAATCGCTAGCACTATAATAAACACTAGCACAATGAGTTCATATTTAATTGGTTCATCCATTAAGATCGAATCTTATTATGAATGGAACTACGTTTTGAAATGCATAAAATTGTGGACAGATATATTTATCTTCAGTTGTAACTTCTTCCCTCTGTACACGAAACGTTATACAACCGTCTCTATGCCTCCTCACAACTTCAACTCTATCCCATGCATTCAGCATCATGTCCTTAAAGTAGTCTTCATTTAATAGGCACGGAGCTACTTTCAGAAGTGCCATTGTCGTCAATTTTAAAGTTATCTAATGGGGTTTCGCTCTCTTCGACTTCGGGAGGACGTTCTTCATCGTCTCTACTGTTTCCCAACGGATTGATATTTATAATAGCAGGCCGGATATCTTCGACATCTTCGATCTCTTTAACTTTACCGTATGCCTGATCGATTGCTAATACAGCACTCCCTGTATCGTTGATTTGAATTGCTTTAACTACTTGTTTCATATACACAAGCAATTCAACTGTTACACTGCCTTCAGGAATACCAAAATATTTTGCAGCAGCAATCCTCACTCTAGCGAGTTGATCATATGTCTCACCGGTTCTTGGGTCAGTAACCCAATTCGTACCATTGGCCGGCAGCTGCATCAGTGCTTTAAAGAGTCTTCTTCCTTTCCTTTTGTTAATATTAGTGGCATTCTGCTTCCGCCGACTATCCTCATCTGGCTGATAATCACTGGTAAATCTCCCATCCGCTGGAATAATCCTATTATCCGTCGGTTTTCCGTTATCAACAACCGGATCAGTAAACTCCGGAGGTTTGAATTCCATTTGAATATTTTTTAATGATTTGATTGAATTGATCTTCGTCGCGAATGATTTCGTATTCGCATCCGAATGACCGTACCATTTTTTCGAATGTTTCCTGTTCTGGTTCCTGTTTCCTATTATCAATTTTATATTCTAACCAGACCATCTTTCCAATAGGGCTGAAGAATAACTGATCACTTGGCCCACGTTCCAAACCCAATGATTTCAATATTGCACCCATTCTAGCATTGGGTGGATTGTTATAAATTAAGATCAAACGCTTCTTATCAAATTCCATTTCACATGCGTTCTTATATGATCGCGTACAAAGCGATTGAAGATGTGCTTCAGATTTGTATTTTTGAGTTTGCATACTAATTACCAAAGTCTTCATTTGGTTACTAAATCTATTTTGAACTTTTAGTAACCCCTAACTTATTGGTTTTCAATATAGTTACGGAGGTTCGGCTCGCCGGTTACTAAAAATTTTCCTATTAAATGTTACTAAATATTTTAAATAAATAATTGGGTACACGTAACGAGCTCGTCAGGATCTCGGATTGGTTTCTTATCCGGGATTTTTTTTATCATCTTTATATATTTTATTAACTTCATTTTTATTTATTTACCTCATACGGTATAATAGCTAATTTTTAGTATTTTTGGTAACCAAGTTATAATTAATTAAAAATCAATTACTTATCGGTTACCAAAAATTAATTTACAGTTAGTAACCGTTGGTAACTTAGTAACCGGCCATTCAAAATGGAGCACCAAATAATCTACACTTCATTTGGATACCATTTTCTTTCTTATTGAAATTTGGATTATAATGTAACCCAAAATGATCTGCATATGCTTGGATTGCACGATTTATTTTAAAACTACTTGGCTGATAAGTTTTGCTTATTCCTCGTTCTTCATAATAAACCGTTAATTGATTCTTGAATTCGTCATTTTTAACAACCTTCATATCTAACCATATATTCCAGTGCTCATCAATAAGAGTCATAATAGTAGTTCCGTAGCTATGTTCCATCTGTTTGCGCCATCCACTTTCTGTTAATTTGTTTTCCGGTATCTTTAATTCATTTTTAAGCCAAGCCTGTACAGCATTTATGATTGTAGTATCGTAACCGGCCCAATCTTCTTCGGTCCAACCATGAGGAAAATATATTCCATATTCAATATCTACGCCACCAACTCTAGTAAAATAATCAGTAAACTCTAAAGGCCTCACTCTTCTATTAAGACCACCGTCATTAATTTCATAGCTGTAGTTTGTTAACACTACGAACTTTGGCATACGTCGCGTTGGCACCATTGTTTGATTTTTAAATAATTTTTTAAGTTTACCATCATTAGTAGATGGATCCTTTAATTGAACAAAATTAAATTGTTGGTCAACATCACTAATAACATACACACGTTCGCCGTTCCATATCTGCAACGCTTTCTCGTCATATTCCCATCCAGACCCATTAGTAGTTAGCACTGTAGTTGTTAGCCTAAGTAGATTGCAAAACAGATTCTTACCACTTCCGCCACCATGCCTTGGGTCTTCACATTGTTCAACCAATACCGGTATAAATCCAGTTGTTTCGTCCCTATAATTATGCGATAGATAACCCAGCAAGCAATCTATATATTTTGGTTTCTGATCATACTCTATAGCTTTATTAAGGAAATCAACATACCGGCCTCCATCACCTATCCTAAGCTTCCGTTTCTGTATCTGTGTGGCCCAAATTATATATCCTTGCATTTCACTATAATCATGCTCAGTATATCCATCTTTAGTTATCCGAATAAATACATCTTCATAAAACTTAAAACAAACATCACGTGTATCATGTAATATCATATCCTCGTTTAATAGTTCTAATCGAGACATACTAAAATTGCCGGCCTTCTGTACAAAACTTTCATAAGCGTTTGAAATTTCATAACGCAATAAACCTTCCTCCTTTATATATCCCTTCATTGTATCAAAGTAATAGCGATCTGTGACCGGATAAATTAGGTTATCTTTTAGCTGGACTACATCAGCTGTTGCTGCATCGTATCTAAACCCTAGTCCAGAGCTAACTTCATAAAGCCGTTCACGCTCAATCGCTATGCTGTCGCCCACCTCTTCCTGGGCGGTCCAAAAAATTCCATAAGGGTAAATACTATTTAACCGGCTTCGCCCAGCCTCGACAGCAGCTACACCCCCAGCGGAGAGGTTGGAAGGTACGGCCGAACCGGTTACAATAGCAGTGTTAACGATCTTCTGTTCTCGATCTGGTCTTATTTTTCCGTAACCCTTTTCGACTAATTTAGTGTAGGTTATCTTCTTATCACCGCCATGTTCTAGTGTAGAAAATACTGTAGCCGGTTGATAACATCGTTCGCTATCAAACTCTGTGTTTGTAGTAAAGAAATAATAGAGACGACGATCCTTCAAGAATGCTGCATGTATGCCGCCTCTCACAGTGCCGGGACGTGTGTACCATATGAATTGATTGTTCTGGTTATATATCTTCCATCCATGGGGCTGGAGTACTGTTTCGGCTTCGGCGGACAAATTAAAATCATCAAATGGATTGTGACCGGTAATATAATAATCGGTATCCGCTTTATTTGGACGTCCTCTGTTTTCTTCAGAGGGTTGTTTAATTTCATTGTATCCTTCACACAACGCTATGAGCATTGTACGTTCATCCCAAGTTAATATAGGAGGTTCCTTATCTTGCACCACCGTATATCCGCCACTTGGAGGCACTAGCACATATCCACCTTCGCCACGGGTTTCTAAAAAGTTTTTCACACGAGCCTGACCGGCTTTAATTTCATCTTCAGTGCTGTTCCTACTAGCGAGTTTTTTATTTCCAGGAATGGCTACATTTACTTTATAGATGATATG